AAGATTGAATTTGTCTCGTTACTTGCAATTGACAGCTCTTGTTGGCCTTGACCATTGTAAGCTGCACCTAGCATTTGAACAGGACGAAATCCAAAGTTTCCTTGTTGATTTGCCATAGTTCATCTCCTTTATAATTAAGTATCTTGAGATGGTTTTTTATTTCCGCCACCAAAAGATACACGACTTTGCCTATCTGTATTCATAGGCATACTAGGATGTTGCTCCCTCAAAGGATCTGTTTCCCAAGCTTCTGTCTGTTGATCAGTCAATCGCTTGTAATGAGCATTACGCTCATCAACAGTTTCTTGAGGAATTCTTGCCAATAGCAAGTCACCTACGCTGATGACACCCTCATAAGCTTTGATGCTTCCGTTATATGCAGAGTAAAGACTTTTATCGTGTTCGTCAGCTCTCACTAACTCCCAGCCTTCTCTGAGTCTTGCATTGATGTTTTTAGTATCATCCATGCCGTTGACTCGATGTCGGAGCCATCTTTGCCTATATCCATCAGGACATGGTGGTGCGTCTAGTTGAGACGGTGGCTTCCAAGGTTTTCTACGTTCCTCTTTAGCCCTTGTTTGTGCACTTCTTGGTGTTTTAATATCTGTCATTTTGTACCTCCTTAAACGTACTTAGCATACTCAGCTAAGGGAACCCCTAGCTTTTTTGCTATTTTTACTTGACTAGCGGTCAACTTAACAGACTTGCGCCCCGGTGTTGCAGACCTTGTGGCAGAAGCAACGGGTTGGGCGATTGTGTTACCTCTGATCGTCTGATCCGAGTCTTCAAAAGACTCTGGAAACTTGTTTTTAACTCTATTAGTCAATTCATCATAATAGTCATCTGACTCTGTGTCAAATCCTTCTGCTACTAAACCTCTATGTATTCTTTGAGCGTAATCTGTCATTTCGGCATCAGATCTAAACCAAGTATTTTTTTCTGCCCAAGCTAATGCTTTTTGAGATGGTTGTGGTCTTGGCTCATTTTGAATTTGTTGTTGAACGTTTTCATATTCTTTTGAAAACTGTTCATACTCTTGTTCTTTTTTAGATTTGGTAACTCTTATTCTTTCTGCTTCAAGATCAAGTTTAGTCAAAGCTTGTCTTGCTTCTTCTTCTTTTGAATAATCACCTGCTTCTCTTGCAGCTATAAGATTTTGACGAGCAAGATCAGATGCCATTTTATTTCTAACTTCACTCTCTGACATGTAACCTTTATCAATGTCATAAGTTTTCTTTTTAGCATCTTGTAATTCTTTTTGCACATTTTGTGCAAATACGAGAGCAGCTTCTTTTTCTCTTTCTGCCTCTCTAATCTTCCAAGTAAGCTTATCTATTCTTTTTTTGACTTTATCAGAATATTGATCCATTTCCTCAGATTGTTGTCCGGCAACCTCAGGATTAAGAGGATCTTTTTCTTCAGTTTTTACTTCTTCGTATTTTTCTGGTGCTACTGCGCCATGAGACTTATCTTCTAATTCGACTTCTGCGCCTTCACCTGATGTATCAAGGTCAACTAGCTTTTCGTCTTTTGCAGTGTTAAGTTCTGTTTGCATGGTACCTCCATGTTAAAGTATTGTTAATATGTCCTCTGGATTATCTACTGTGCCGAGTATTTCATCGTCATTCAATAATCTTACCTCTCCCCCATCTATTCTGATTCTCGAACCAGCGTATCTGCCAAACACAACCCAATCACCCTGTTTACACCAAGGGCCATTAGGAAACTTTTCCTTATCTTGATATGCATCGTCACCTACGGCTAATACCATGGCAACAGATGCAGTTAATTGTGAATCTTCTATAGTCTTATCGGTAAGAAGAATACCACCTTTAGACTTATCTTTTGCTTTAAAAGGTAAAACTAAAATTCTCCACCCAACAGGCTTTGGAAGTTTATCTAATTCTGTTTTCTTTTTGTCGACACCCATAGAAGGGTTGTCTAATTTTGCTTTTACGTGATCGGGCACGTATAATGTTTTAGTCATCAATTTTCTCCTCTTGTTCCAGCAGGCGAGAAAGTTCCTGTTGGCATGCTTCAAGCATGTGTATCTTGCCTAAAATATACTTGTAATCTTCTATTTTATCAACCCCTACAATGAGATTTTCAAGAAGATTATCTTTAAGATTTTTTAATTCTTTTTGGTAATTATGTAATACAAATACACTCATTTAAGACAATTTAATCCAGGCACTGTCTTTTCAAACAATTTGTAAGTATCGTCCTTACTGGCGTACCATGTTTGTTCTTGACTTCCATTTACACCTAAACCTTCAGCTAAAATTTTTGGTAATGTCGTCTTTACCGCCTCTGCAACAGAAGCTAAATTATAATCATCACCAAACATTACGCCAGTTGGTTTTAATTTTGTCCACCAATTTTGTATATCATCCATTACGGGCTCATATTCATGAGCACCATCTACCATAATAAAATCAAGACTAGCTTCTTCAAACTGTTCTAATATTTTAACGTCATCTGATCTACCTTGACAAACATGCACCATATTTCTTCCAATAAAATATTTTAAGTTATCTCTAAATATGTTTGAAAAGTCTTGAGGTAATTTTAAATTCGCATGTTCAGAAGAACCTGCAAAAGTATCAACACAATAAATCTTTACATTTTCTTTATTTGCGTTGACTAAACTGGTGGCTAAATAATGAGTTGACCTACCTAAGAAAGATCCTATTTCAACTATCTTTCCATCTTCAGGTATTTGATCAACAATCATATCGTAAGTTTCTGAGTAGTTGAACCACCCAGGTATTTTGAAATAACTGTGTTTCATAGTTAAGTTCCTTTTTTATTTATCTTAACTATTTGTATCTTATTGGAATTTATTTTCAAGCCTTGTGGAACTGGTCCTCTCTTCGGAGGCACCGTTATTGTAAGTCTCTTTTGCTTCTTCATGTTCACATTTACCGCATTCACATACGCAGTACGAGCCACAGTGGCACATGCAACCGCATATTACGCATTTCTCCATCATTGACTCGCATTTTAAACATAAGGTATCACAACCCTCGCACATTATTTTTTAAACTTTTTAATAGCAAGATCAGTTACCTTGAGTCCAAAACTACTAGCTATAGCCGCCATTAAGGCCCAGATATACCAATCAGGAAGTTGATTTAAGGTATCAAAGCCCTCTTTTAATTTATGAATCCATTCTGGTTTACCAAAAAAGATTGCACCGAATACAATGAGTAAAGGAAGTGATAAGATTACTGTAAACCACTCATCACGCCATGAGTTTTGCATATTTTTTTGTGTCGCAATTGCATAATCAATCTCACCCTCTGCCATTTTGCGCACATGAGTCTGTTCTGCTTCTGCCATCAGCTTTTTAGTTTCTGTTCTTGTCTTAATAACGTCCACTGCACCTTTAGCAACAGTGCCTAATACGCTCCAAATCATTTTTTCTTCTTTACTCCTTTGATTTTACCCTTGTTTATACTTGCATAAAAGACTTTTGCGCCTTCTTTCTTGCCATATGTCTTACTCATGGCTTTTTTTATCTTTTCACCCTTCTTGTTTAGGGGCATTTGCTCTCTCTAACGCTACATCAGCACGTAAATTTGCTAAATCATAGTCTTTTTGCAGTTTTCGTGCGTCTAAAACTTGTTTGTAGTCAAATTGATTTTCTTTAAGTGCTTGATTTTCACCTTTTAACTGTGCATTCATCTCCATTTCAGCTTGTCTTAATGCTAATTCTTGTTGTTTTAGTAAAACAAGAGGATCCATGTTTTGATCTTGAAGTGCTTCTTGCTCTTCTCCAACCATCTGTTCAGTAATTTTTACAATTTCGTTGTCAATTGCAGCAGCTCTTTGCATTTGTAAAGCTTGTAATGCTTCTGGTGGTATTTGTTCACCAAATTGTTCACGTAATTTTTCTGCTTCCTCTACTAATGTCTTATCTACAATCTGTGTAGCTAATAAAGATACGTGTTGCATGATGTGTGATGTCAAATTCATTATGGCCATTGGATTTGCTTTGACTAAAGCTGATGACATAAAAGTTCTGTGTGCTTTAATATGCAACTCATGATTCTGATCTGGAAATGCTTGAAGCGGTGCACCACGTAAAACGACACTATGTTCCATTGCAGGGTCTTGTGGTTGCGGTCCTTGTGGTATCGGTAATATTTGTTCTACATCTTTGACACCAAGTGCTATGTACATTCTTCTGTATGCTTCGTAAAGATTGTGCATTTGTGGATTTGATTGTGCAAGTTGTAGTTGATTTTGTGCCAACGTCACACGTTGAGACATTGAGAAAATATTTGGATCCGATACAGGTAAGATATCAATGTTATCATCAAAATCTTGTATTTTAATTTCTCTAGGTCCACCTGTAACATTGTAAGGATACATAGGTGGTAAAACTAATTTGAAAATCTTAGCTAATAATTCAAACTCTTTTTTCTGTGCATAATGTAATCTTTTGTGAACAGCAGACATCACTTTGGTGCCACGCTCCATCAATGCCATTGTCGTGCCTACAGGTGTTTGTGAACTTCCTATTTCTGACAATTGCATATCTGCGACTGTTGCAAACTGTTTTGCTGCATCTACACAGAAACCTAAAAGTTGCATTAAGACTTGATCTGGGCCTTTGTAAGGTAGAGGCATTAGGGCTTCACGAATTACACCATTAGGTGCATCAACATCTCTAAACTCGCCTGGTTGTAGTGGCTGATCATCATCACGAATACGTAAGCCACGTGACTTAAAACCAGCAGGTAAGTTTGATAAAGTTCCTGCATCAAGTAATTGTCTCAAGGCAGTAGTGGCGGTTCTTGTTAAACCACCAATCATGTGAATTAGACCAAATCCGTAAAAACCTAGACCAGGTAAAAACTTATAATGTACGAAATATTCATTCTTTCTTTTTAGTGCATCACCTTCATTGTAGTTTCGATAGATTGATAGAACTTGATTTGATGTTCTTTCAATAGTTACTACATAAGGTAATTTAATTCCGCTAGGCTCACCATTTTTAGGATTAATGTCTTCGAAACCTTCAAGATCTAAATCGACATGCATCTCATAGAGTTCTGCCATATCATCCATTCTGTAATCGTTTGGATTGGTGCCATCTATTTGATCTTTCTTATCTTGTATGTCACTAGCATCATTATCTTCGTAAGCTTGAATTTCTATGTCTCGATAAAATCCTGAAACTTGTTTTTTTCTTAAATCATTCATCGACATCTTAACGATCTGTGTAATACGATCACAAGTGTCTAAATCAGATGCGCCGTAAGGCACAATCATATCTTCTGCAGGAATAAACTTTGATGTAGCTCTTTGTAAAACTTCATCGTAATAAATTTTTTTGAATGCACTACCTGACAAAGGTAATTGAAATAATAGCTGATCCATCTCTGGATTGTAATCTTCCATGACATGAGTAATCTCATAATTCATGTAATCTTTTACACGCTCTGCTGCTTGTTGTAGTTGTGTAGTATTTGCACCTACGACTTGTGTTCTGACAGGACCATCACTCGGTAGTAATTCTACATAAGCCATGGCTTGAAACTGTGTGACTGCTTGAGCTAGAACAGGATGACTAACACTGGATGCACCTCTAAAGGGACGTGTGCGCTCTTCATATTTGAATCCAAGTAAGTCTAAACCTTTAGTGTAAGCTTGTTCCCATTCTTCACGAGAGGATTTATCACTCTCTACTCTTTCGACTAATTGATTGGAAAGATCTTGTAAAATTGCATCGTCTACGATTTCAGCCAAGTTAGAATTAAAACCGGATGCAACAGGAACTTCTACTTCACCGACAATGGCAGAACCATCTTCAATAATTTCTACACTATCTTCTACTTGATCAGGTGATAGATTAACATCAACCTGTGTTCCTACTTCTTCAATATCTAATTTATCGTCACCTCCGCCTGCACCTATTGCTTTTGCATCATCGATGTCAGTTGGGTTACGTGATGTGCTGTTAAATTTATCTACCATATTCGCCGTATATATCTGTAATTGAAACTAAACTATCTTTATCAATACTTCCACCAGATTTTTTCTTAAACAAGTACATTGGTTCTTCAAGTTGAGAAGGGTCAAATGATATCGTATACATGTCTATT